GTTGTAGTCTTCGCCAGCGTCAAAACCAAAAAGCCCCTCGCGCCAGTCAAGAGCACGAGGGGCCTGAACGGTTTAAGCGACGCTATTTACCCACGCTTTCCACTCGCTTATCGGTTCGTAGGACCAGCGCCCGACAGTATTGCCGTTCACGTCCGCTATGTTGCCACGGTCGTTGACGTGCATGTCGTTTGCTACGCTGCGTAACAGCCGAGGTAATTCGGTCCCGTCTGCAAACGCGTCGTTCTCGGTGATGATTTCCAAATTGAATCTGCGCATTGCCTTCACTCCTTCTCTAAGGATTGGATTGTGTTAAATCACTATCAATAAATATAAGTAGGGTTAATGGATATTCCAAATACTTTTTTGATGAATAAGCAATAAAAGGACAAGTACTCCCATAAATAGACAAAAGAAAGTTAGAGAATTGGTAGGACTGATACGATCACATGCTGATTAGAGCCCATTACTATCAGATCAGGCAGTATACCGGATTACCTAGGGTACTGGTATATATTCATATTAAAGTATTATAGTACCCTGATAATCCAGTACCCTTAGTAATCTCTCATCTGCGTAGTATTAGATACTATGGTGTACTGTCCTACCGTTGATGGATGGGGGGGGAGGGGTGGCAGGTAGAATGGGCCTCATTTGTATTCCTGAGATATCCACCCCTCTTATACTCCAGCCTTCTCCCAATAGACTCATAGTATTCAGGAGTAAGTATTACCAAGCTATACTATTCGTACTCTCGAAGGTGAACCCGATACGCTTGGGGCAGAGGGTGGGGGCTATTCACCTCTCCCATAATCCAGAGTCTCAGTTCTACTAATCCTACCCGGAATGGTATGGGATTAGTATTGGTTTATTTGTATTGGTGACAGGGTATGTAAGAAAGGGGTAGGTATTTTTGTATAGGTGTCACCAGTTTAGGGGAACCGCCCAACCCCTACCCCCTTTGAACAGCGGGTCTGTATAATATTTTATATTGACAATTCACAATAGTCTTTGTAGTATGGGCTTTAGACAGGGGATAGTCCTCTGTTGAATGGGGGTTCTGCTCTGCCTGGGGAGTAAAGAGTGGAGCCAGCGCAAGATCGAGGGACTGGTTGTCTGCTGAGCCGGGGAAGGACAGCAGGGGATTGGTCCCTTTTTTTATGAGTTATTTCAGGACAAAGAGAGATGAGGAGCTTTACCCTGATGGGTGTCCTGGATGTGGGGCTAAGCAGCCGGGTCCTCATTGGGAGGATTGCTCGATGTCAGCACGGAACTTCATCAATGCACTGATTGGTGCTGGCATAGCCAAAATGGAGAAGAAGAGATTGCTGGAAGATGACAGGTTGAGCATTGAAGCTGACTGACCGTGTAGTTCCCAAAGCCGCAGGCGTGGGGCGTGTCGGATGAAGTTAACCGACCGCCATAAGCAGGTTATCCATCTGCTCATACTGGACCGTGGTCTGAGGCGGGATTCATCGGCTATGATAGCCAAGCAGATGGGGGTGACCAGAGGGACGGTTGCTAAGTGGCGGGTGGATGAGGAATTCAAGGAGGAGTTTGATAAGCAGCTGAAGTTGTATAGGGCTAATTTTGATGATGTTACCTTGGCTGACCGTAAGGAGCGGGTTAAGGCGCTGGATGCTATTTTTGAGGAGTTACCGGACAAGCAGGTGGGGTTGAAGATCAAGGTCTTACAGGCGATACGGCAAGAGGTCGGGGATGACAAGCAGGTGGTGGAGGTTACTCATACGGGGAGTGTGGGGATTGAGGCTCCTCCCAGAGCTACCAGCTATGAGGAGTGGGTTTCGCAGAACGAGGTGATGGAGAAGAGTCGTGCAGATCCGGTTCCAGTGCGTAGTTTGCCACAAGCTGTGGAGGCGACTTTCCAGGAGTCTGGTTCCTGATGGGCGAGTCTGCCGTGCTTGTGCTACCCGGATTGGAGGATACCCCCCAGCGTATCGACCATACCCCTTCAGAGCCCATAATCTTAGGGCAACCTCCTCCCAAGACATCGTATCGGCTTGAAATACCCAATACCTGTACCAATAAACAGCTTGCGATCTTCTTAACCGGCTTCCTACGCTCTATGGGGGTCGGTTTTGAGTTTACGGATCAAGAATATCGTAAGATTGACCCTAAAATTAGAGGATGGTTTAACAAGGAACAGGATGTTACCGATGGCTAAAGTCAAGGAAAAGATTAAGAAAGCAGTCAAAAAGGCTGTGAAGAAGGAGAAGGCCAAGGTTATTCGCCCCCCACATGTGGCCTCAGCTGCCCCGATCCTGGAGGAGAGCGAAGACTTGCCAGGAACCGTTTCGCAGCTGGCGCAAGAGGCCCTTGACGCTCTATCTACGGCAACGCCGTCGATTGGGGCAGGCGGGGTCGTGTTACGGGTGTTGAGGGCCTCAATTTATGAGGATATCGAGGCTCGCTTAGCCCAGATAGTGGATTCGTAAGCAAAACAGGACGTTTTCATGCCCTGGAGCCCCCAAAGTAGCCACCTTAACGACCCCAAACCCTGGAAGCCCCAAAAGGGACCCCAGGAAGCGGCCATCAGGGCCTCTTTTATCCCTGAATTGTTCTTTGGAGGGGCCAGAGGCGGCGGCAAGTCGGCTTACTTGATGGGGGACTTCGCAGCGGACGTGGCTGAGTTCAAGGAAGCTTGGAGAGGCATTATTTTCCGTAAGACGTACCCTGAATTGGATGAATTGGTCACCGAGGGGAAGAAAGTGCTCTTCCAAGCCTTCCCCGGGACCGAATACAAGGTTGGAAGCTACGAATTCAGGATTCCCAACGGGTCGATCTTGAGGTTGAGGCATATGGAGACCGATGCGGACGCTGATCACTACATGGGACATCAGTATCAGTGGGTCGGGTTTGACGAATTGACCAACTGGCCCAATCTCAAGCCCTACCACAAGCTCAAAGCCTGTATCCGATCGGATCGGGGAGTGCCTAATTTGAGGATTAGAGCCACCGGCAACCCCGGAGGCGTAGGGCACACGGAAGTCAAGAAGTATTTCATCGATCCAGCTCCCAAGGGGCAAGAAATCATCGAGGATAGCCAATCTGAGCTGTCCCGCATGTTTATCAAGTCCAGAGTTCAGGACAACAAGATCCTGCTGGATGCGGACCCCGGCTACATCGATCGCCTCAAGAGCATCGGGGACGAACAACTCATCAAAGCCTGGCTGGAAGGAGACTGGGATGCCTTCGTCGGACAATACTTCAGCAAATGGGACTCACAGCGAATCCTGGCCCGCCCCTTCGAGATTCCTACAGACTGGCCATTATTTGGATGCCTCGATTACGGTGAGGCCGCTCCCACATCCTTCGGACTGGCCACGGTCGATTTTGACGGTAACGTCTATGGAATCTCCGAATACACAAGAGCGGGCGCGTCGGCTTCAGAAAACGCCTACGAAATAGCCCGCCATATCGAGGGCAGCCCGTGGACGAAAGGCCGCTACCCCACCCAGATCCTGGCCGACCCCTCTATGTGGGTGAAACGACACCTGCAGCAGTACACCCCCCAGTCCCCGACTGATATCTTCCAGGAGCACGGGCTGAACCTGACCAAGGCCAATAACGATCGAGTAAACGGCTGGAGAGTGATGAATGACTACATCGCAGCCCATCACATCCCCCCAGACAAGCCCCAACGGCCCAAGCTCTATCTGTTCGACGGCTGGAACGACTCAGCCGCAGACTCGATTCCCGCCCTTCCTCGATCGAAGACGAATCCCGAGGATGTCGATACCAAAGCCAACGACCATGACGCCGATCGTATGCGTTACCTACTGATGCATTGCTTTACGCCCTTCAAATACGAAGACTCTGCCCGGCCAAATGAATTTGCTGGCCAGGGCATCATAACAGGCCTAAAAACGGCCTGGGAAGAGCTGCAATACGAATATGCGTGAAGAACACCAGGCATGGTGGCAGAAGACGTTTGCTACGTGCGAAAAGCATATGGCACCAAAGCACAAGTTATGGCGTCGGCTCATTGCCCAATACAAGCTTGAATACAAGATAGCGGGGACCAAAAAGACTCGTATACCAAAAGTCTCCCGGTTTTACCCGCTTACTCGTATGATTTTGACCTCCACCATGTTCAATACGCCAA